CTTTTGGTTTCTTACCTGTTCCAACTTTAGGATCTTTTCTTTTTGCCATTTTTCAAAACACTTTTTAATATTTTAGCTTGTTGAGCATGTGTCTTACTAGCCTTCTGTAATCCTTTCATGACTTTTTTTACTTTTTTTACTTTCATTATTTTTTCTTGAACATCTTTGCAGCTTGTCCAACTCCCTTGATTCCAAAACTTGCACTAATTGCAATATATAAAAGGTACTGATACCAGTCTGGCAGAGTTGCCAATATATCAAATCCTTCTTTAACATACTCTTTCATCCCAGGTATGAAGACCAAAATCGCAGGAGCCAAAAGCACAACTAAAGCGAATTCGTCTTTCCAGCTATCCACTGTAGCATCTGCCATCTTACCCTCCCATGCAACCTCACCTGCCGCAACCTTTTCCGCAACAGTTGCACGAGCACGAGCCTCTGCGACTTTAGCTTGTCCTTCAGCCTTTGTTTTTTCAACTTTGTTCTCAAACCAAGTTCCAGCTAAATTAGCTAGTGGACCTATTAACGCTTGAAACACTCCGTCCTCCTACATACACAAATCTTCATACTTTGTTGTATGAAGTCTATGTTTAGATAATTCTCTAGCAGAGCTAATACCAACTCTACCATCCTTTATTAATTTATTTAAAATCCACTGTATCATTTTTTAAACCTTTCATCTATCCAGCATTTACCATAATATAGGATAAATAGCCAAATTGTAAATAATATTCCTTCAAAGTAGGTTAACTCATTCCATGCGTCTAAAATTACATTACTATCCATTATTTTTTCCCTATGCTTCTTAAACTTTCCATAACTTTATCTATATCTGGTTCTTCACCATTAGGATCATACAAACATTTATACTTTTTTGGACACCATGTTTCTATCATCATAGTGAATGTTTTGTTGCCACCCTCATAGATACAAGCTCTTTTATTAGTGTATTTTGACGTAATTCTTTTCTTTAGTCTACATGTTGTGTATTTTTTTACATCTGGATTACGCCATTCTTTCTGTTGTCTTGTATAATCTTTTGGTTTGTACTCGTAAGCATTTGCTTTTTTAATCCAAATAGATGCAATTAATACAGCAAAACCACCAACCAAACCTACACAAACAAGCCAACCGATTGCTTCACCTATCTGTCTTCGAAATTGTTGTTGTTTGTAAATTGTCTCTTGACGTTGTTTTCTTATCTGACCTTCCATAGCCAAAAGATCATTATAAGCCTGTGGGCCATATGTCATGTTTAAAAAAACCTTGAGTTCATACCTTTGTTCCTCAAGTTTCTTTTTTGCTGCAAACGCAGCCATTGCCGCCTCTTCGATAGAACCAGACTTAAACAATTTACCAAACAAGGGAGGATTTTTAGCTTGCTTTTCTGCATTATCAACATCAGATACGGCTCCCATCCAGCGTCCAATATCTCCAGACATCTGTTCAATATCACGACCCACAGCAAAACCCTTTTTGATTGCATCAAAAGCTTTGCCCGCTATTCCTACGGCTACTGATATAGTTACTGGATCCATACCCAGATTATATCATAGCTTATTTAGTTTTGTTACCCCTCGCAGCAGCCATGTTTATTCTGTAAACATTCACATCATTTCTATCGTCAGCAATGCTTGACTGTAATTGCTGTCTCTGTTGTGCAAGTTCATAAGCTTGTTGTAGTTTAGCTGCATCAATCTGAAAGTTCATTTGATCGTTCATAGCTTTACGTTGTAGTTCGGCAGAATCATTCTCTAGTTCTTTCTTTCTAATCTCAACTAACGGATCTGGTGGTGTTGCTGGTGCTAATGATGGCAGCAATTCATTCAATATTTCACCAGTTTGTTGAGCAATCGCTGCTTCTACTGCGGCAGGATCCATAGGAGGAACTGGTTTACCCTCTGCTTGAGCTTGTTCCATGCTCTTTTGAAAGAAAGTAGTCACCTGATCACGAGCCATCATACCTATATGATCTTGCACATGTGCATGTAACATCAAAAACCCTTGTGGATTTGCTTGTGATGCTGGATTTGCCAAGAAAGGTATGTGTGCTCTTACATGTGCTTCATGATCTTGCTCTGGAAACGCCTGTAAAGGCATACCTTTTAGTGCATTTCCGTTCTCGGTTGCTGGATCAATAGGTGCTGGTTGTGGTGGCTCTGGTAAAATTGCGTCAATATTCTTAATATCGAGTGCATCATACATTCTTCTGTACGCTTCACGAAGATTATGCATCTGTGGAGCAGCTTGAGCCATCTGTAATTGTGTTTGAGCCAGTGATAATCGCTGTGACATAGAGAAAATGTTCGGATCTGACACTGGAAGTATGTCTACACGACCATCAAAGTCCTGTTGCATGGTCTCTGGTGGCACATTTCCGACAAAATAAGGGTATGGAACTGGATTTTCGCTAAAAATCTCTGATAACATGCGAAATTCTTGCTTTTGTCCGTAATGTAGACGCTTATGTATGCTAGAAATGATCTTTGAGCCTTGCTCAATGAGTGCAACAGTCGTTCCAACAGGTGCTTGAGAGTTTACATCCGCTATTTTTGCGTCTGCAACCTGTGCAAAACGCTTTCCAGAGTCAACAACTACACTTAAAAGCTGTGCTAATGTGGCTGATGGCTCTTTATATGGCAGTGGGATGATGGAGTTTTTGAGATCTCCACCTGGGACATCGATGTCTCTGAACTCACCAGGGTTAAGAGGATCGTCATCGTTACGAATACGAACACCTCTCGCTTTGAAACCCGCTGGAAGATTTGATAAAGTACCTGCATCTATTAATTGCCTCAATATTGAGGTGGCTGCACGAGACAAACCACCGATTGTGTGTAGTAACCCGAAACCATAAAAACCAAATCCCGGTAAAAATTTAACATGTACAAAATATTGTCTTTTTCTCTTTAGTGGGTCTTGCTCTCTAAAGTTTCTAACCACTGATAACACTTTTCCAGAATTTTGATCAATGGTAACAATATAAGGGAGCATAATCCCCGAAGGATTCCCCTCCATATCCAAGTCTTCAAAACCTTCCAGATCCAAGTCAATGTGGCATTCCAATAAGGTGTAAGAGTCATCAGAATAATTTGGGCGTAGTCCCAACAACTCATCAGCACGCTCTTGGATAGCTCCTTCATCTTCTCCATCGCTGATTTCAGATACTTCAACATCTCTATAAACTCCTGCTACTTGTAGTTTTCGAATATCATTATATGACATTGTAACAACATGTGTAACCCTTTCAGCCGTCATTAAGTCTGATGCAGAATACGGAACCACTAAATCTTCCGCTGGTACAAACTTAGACATGGCTCTCTGTTTAGTTTCATCAAAGTAAACTTTTTTGAAAGTAGAACCAGTTAATGGCAAATAAAATAGCATCTGATCTGTATCAGCGTCATATTCTTCCATGACCTCGGTCAACTGATAATTCATAAAGTCTTCTACACGCTGTGCCTGATCTTCAGTTTCCTTGGTCGGTGCACCAAGGATCTGGGTCTTTACAGGACCGCCACTTGGTAACATTTCCTTATACGCCTGTGCTTGGAACTGGGTCACCGCTTCAGAGAGCAAAGGATGTGTAACACCACTTGCACCTAAGAATGGCTCACTTCTGTCTTCGTAATTTATACCAAGTAATCCCAAACCTTTAGCAATCGCTTCTTCCCAATCTTCTCTAGACTCAAGATCTTCACGAAACTTAGATCTAATTTCAGATGATAAATCACCTAAGACATCTTCGTCTAAAACTTCTGCAAGGTTGGCTGTGTGATCATAGGCTTCTGCTTCAACCTCAACTTCTTCCTCACCAGCCATTTCAATGCCCTCGGGCAGTTGCTCCATATCCTCTTCTACAGCGACTTCGATCTGTGCGTCATCGTCCACCATCGATGGTCCACCTGCTCCCATAGATGGTTCCACCATTCCTGCGATTTGTCTAGGTTCTATTGCCATTAGTATATCCTCGTGGTTCGTTTTTTACCGGGTAACATTCTATCTGAAAATCTGTTTGTAACAGTTCTATATTGTTTTTTCTTTGTATTCACTGATCCACCTTTATTCCATCTTCCTGTGTCTTTGTATCTTTGAAAAGCTTGTATCAGTTTCATGCTATCACCATCAATACCTGGTGAATTTATTTTTGGTGGCATTTGACGAGCAAGATTCTCTTTTTCTTCAGCTGCAGCTTTTGC